ACTTAGAGAGTCAGCACAAAAGAATGAACTCGAATGGGTTTTGTGGACTCGAAGTGAAAAAGTACACGTAGGTTATAAACTTATAGAACTTATGGTTTTGTCTACTGGATTATGTGAAGTTAAATCACAATTAAAAAGAAAGAGACAAGAAAAAGTTTTATTACCAACAGAGAAAACTTTGGAATGGATAAACAATCGAAATGATTTTTTAGAAGTTTTAGCACCAGAATATTTTCCGACAATTGTTCCACCAAGAATGTGGGAAGAGGGAAAAGTGACCGGTGGTGGTTATTATTCAAGACATATAAAACCATTAAACTTAGTTAAGTATCGTAAGAGAGAAAACTTACAGCAAATTAAAGATGTAAAAATGCCAATCATTTATAAAGGTATTAATGCAATGCAATCGACACCCTATAAAATAAATCATTTTGTTTTTAATGTTTTAAAAAAAGCATGGGACAAAAATATTTCTATTGGTGGTTTACCAAAAGCTGAACTAGAAGATTTGCCAAACAAACCTCATGATATAGATACAAACAAAGAAGCAAGACGAGAGTACAGACAAAAAGCTGTCCTGGTCCACACAGAAAACGCAAGACAAAAATCTAAAAGATTATTGTTTGCAAAAGTTTTGTGGATTGCTGATATGTTTAGAGACAGAATATTTTATCATGCACACACTTTAGATTTTAGAAGCAGATGTTATCATGTAACTAATTATTTAAATGGACAAGGTGTTGACTTTGCAAAAGCTTTACATTTGTTTGGAACTGGTAAAAAAATTACAAAAGAAAACAACGGTGAATTTTGGTTAGCTGTAACTGGAGCTGCACTGTTTGGAATAGACAAGGTCAGTCGTAAAGAACAATTAGAATGGGTTATGGGTAATCAAAAAATGTTTGATGAAATACAATCTGACCCATTTACATTTAGAGATTGGGAACACGCAGACAAACCTTTTCAATTTCTTGCATGGGTAAATGAATGGTGTGAGTTTAAACAAAAAGGTTATGGTTACGAAAGTCATTTTATTTGTAACCAAGACGGAAGTTGTAACGGAATACAGCATTACAGTGGAATTTTAAAACACACGCCTTCTGCTAGAGCAGTAAATTTAGCACACAGTGAAAGACCACAAGATGTTTACACTGTAGTTAAAGATAAAGTTATAGAAAATTTAAAAACTATGACTGATAGTGAATTTGCAAAACTTTGGTTACAATTTGGAGTTAAACGTTCAACTGTTAAAAGAGCAATCATGACTAGTCCATATGGCTCAACAAGATATTCTTGTAGTGATTTTGTAGATGAAGATTTAATAAAACGTAAGGACCAGGGGGACATACATCCGTTTGGAAGTTCAGCTTTTCAAGCTTGTACTTTTTTGGCAGGTGTTATTTGGGACTCAATGGGTGAAGTTTTATCTTCTGCAAGATTAGGAATGTCTTTTTTGCAAGATTGTGCAAAAGTTTTAGCAAAATCTGGACACGCTGTACGTTGGAACAATCCAGTTGGATTTCCAGTGATACAAGATTATCCAGAATTTAAATCTATGAGAGTTAAAACAAAATTATTTGGTGAAGTGATTAAACCTAGAATAAATGTAGAGACAGAAAAATACTCTATACATAAAGCTAAGAATAGTTGTCCACCAAATTATATACACGCTCAAGACTCAGCGCATTTATTTATGACTGTAGTTAAAGCGTATGACAAAGGAGTCTCACATTTTTGTAATGTTCATGACTCTTTTGGAACATTGGCGGCAGACAGCCAGACACTTGCAGATACAATTAGAGAAACTTTTGTTGATTTGTATTCGCAATCTTGTCCGTTAGAAGATTTCAAACAGTCAATGTTACCAATACTTACAGACAAAGAAAAAGAGAAACTTCCTACAGTTCCTGAAAAAGGGGACTTTGATATACAAGAAGTTTTAAAGAGTGAATTTTTCTTTGCATAAACCAATCCACTAAGGGGTTAATAGTACCCCTATTAGAACTAACGGAGTAAATTATGAAGGAAGTTCAAATGCCTTTAGATGAAGGCGTAGCTTTAATTGAAAAAGGCTATTTAGACAATGAAACAGTAAACGAGGATAACAACGATGAAGAATAAGTACACAAAGATTGTTACACCTATAGGCGTGGCTCAGTACCCTTGGCTATCAAGTCCAGATACTAAGTTTAGCGAAATTGGTGAATATAAAACAAATCTTATTGTCAGCAAAAAAGATGCTGAAGAAATTATCAAGATGATTGATAATGCAAGAAACGAAAGCGTTCAACTAGCTGCCGAAAAATCAAACGGTAAGAAAGTTAAACAAGCTGACGCACCTTACTATGATGAGGTTGATGATGAAGGTAAGCCAACTGGCAATGTCATTTTCAAATTCAAATGTAAAGCAAAGGTTACAACTAAAAGTGGTGAAAGTTTTGAAAACAAACCAACTTTGTTTGACGCAAAAGGTAAACCAATGCTTAATGTAAATGTATGGGGTGGTTCAGAAATTAAAGTAAGTGCTGAACTAATTCCCTACTTTACAGCAATGGTAGGCGCAGGCGTTAGCATGAGACTTAGAGCTGCACAAATAATTAAATTAATAGAAGGTGGCTCAAATTCTTCTGGTTACGGTTTTAAAGAAGAAGAAGGATATGAACACTCAGAAACAAAATCGACTGAGGAGTTTGAACAAGATGATTCTAAGACCGAGGTATCAGAAGATAAAGACGACTTCTAAATATAGAAGTGGTTTAGAAGAACAAATTGCTCGGCAATTGAAATTAAAAAATATCAAGTTCGAGTATGAAACAACGACTTTAAAATATACGAAACCTGAAAAAGTACATAGGTATACACCAGATTTTATTCTTATTAAAAAAAACGGTGAGCCTATGTACATTGAGGGCAAAGGTAGGTTTTTAACAGTAGACAAACAAAAATCTTTACTTGTTAAAAATCAATACCCTAATCTAGATTTACGATTTGTATTTTCAAATTCAAAAACTAGGATTTCAAAAAAATCCAAAACAACATACGCAATGTGGTGTGACAAGCACGGATTTAAATACGCTGATTGTTACATTCCAAAAGAGTGGATTAATGAATTAAATTAGGGTATACCTCTCGTAGGTAGTGAGTTCATATGCACTGCCTTTTGTAGTGACCCCTGAGATAACATCAAAGGGGTCTTTCTTTTCGTACCAAATATTTTGGGTCAAAAAAATTTTAAGGAAATATCAAAATGGAAAAAAGTGATTTTCTGTATCACGCTCCATGTTCCGAATGTCACAGCAAAGATAATGTGGGTGTGTTTTCGGATGGACATGGGCATTGCTTTGGTTGTGGGCATTACTATCACAACTATGAAAACAAAGAGGAAAAAATATTGGAAACAAATTTAATTGAAGGTGAACACAAACCTTTAAACAAAAGACACATAAATTTAGAAACAGTAACCAAGTTTAATTATCAAATTGGTAAACATAATGGGAAGACAGTTCAAATTGCAAACTACTATGACAAACATAATAAATTAGTTGCACAGAAATTACGTTACCCAGATAAATCATTTCAATGGTTAGGTGATAGCAAACAAGCTACACTGTTTGGACAAAACTTATGGCGTGACACAAATAAAAAAATTGTAATTTTAGAAGGCGAACTAGACGCACTGTCTATGTCGCAAGTACAAAATAATAAATGGGCTTGTGTTTCAGTTAAGACTGGAAGCCAAGGCGCAAAGAAAGATTTACAACAACAAATCGAGTGGCTTGAAAAAGCTGAAGAGATTGTGTTGATGTTTGATAACGATGAGCCTGGAAAACTTGCAGCTCAAGAATGTTCTAAACTATTTACACCTGGAAAATGTAAAATTGCAACGCTCCCAAGAAAAGATGCTAACGAAATGTTGGTCCAGGGCGAAACTGCAAAACTAATTGATTGTATGTGGAGTGCAAAAACATATAGACCAGATGGAATTATATCTGGAACAGAAATTTTTGAATTGTTATCTAAAGAAGATAAGACAGAAACAATTCCATATCCTTTTGAATGTTTAAATACAAAAACTTTAGGCATGAGAAGGGGTGAACTAATAACAGTAACAAGTGGTACTGGACAAGGTAAGTCACAATTATGTAGACAAATTGCTCACCATTTAATCAAGCAAGGTGAGTGTGTTGGTTACATTGCATTAGAAGAAAGCGTTAAAAGAACTGCGCTTGGAATAATGGGTATAGATTTAAAACGTCCATTACATCTATCAAAAGAAGGAGTTAATAAAGATGAGTTTAGAAACAGTTTTACTGCAACAGTTGGCAGTGGTTTGCTTTATCTTTTTGACCATTTTGGTAGCACGGAAAGTGAAAACTTACTTTCTAAAATTAGATACCTTGCAAAAGGTTTGGGTGTTCGTTGGGTTATACTTGACCACCTCTCTATTGTTATTAGTGGTTTAGAAAGTTATGACGAAAGAAAATTAATTGATGTCACCATGACTAAATTAAGAAGTTTAGTTGAAGCAACTGGCATTGGTTTAATTTTAGTTAGTCATTTAAGAAGACCAGAAGGTAACAAAGGTTACGAAGACGGCATACAAACATCATTAAATTCTTTACGTGGTAGTCATGCAATATCTCAATTGAGTGACAGTGTGATTGCATTGGAAAGAAATCAAAACGATGATGAAAATAAAAACTACACAACAGTACGTGTATTAAAAAATAGATACACCGGTGATACTGGCAAATGTGGAACGTTGTTTTTTGATAACGACACAGCTTGTCTAGTAGAAGTAAAGGAAGGACATGAAAGAGATTTTTAAAACAAAGAAAAATTGGAACATTACCAATGAGGTAAGTGACGCTATAGAACTTTGCAGAAAAAATCCAGACAAGATGGCAACAATTCATGTGCCTAACACAATGGTTAGACTTGCAGCAGAAATGATGTTGAATGAATTATCAATGTATGACGAAGCTGCTTGTCGAGTCACTGTAGAACAGGCAACGGTACATTAAATGAAACTACCAACTATACATAAAAAATTATTAAACGCACCATTCGTTCACGTGTATTGGAAAGATATAAATTCTAATGCAGCTTGGTTAAATTTAAAAGAAGCTAAACAAAGTAAAGTTACAATTTGTATTACAAGTGGATGGTTAATTAGAGCAGACAAAGATGTTCATATCATTGTAGGCGATGTTAATTTTAATGATGATGGAAGTTTAGGTGATGTAGGTAACGTTACAACCATGCCTACTGTTAACGTATTAAAAGTAAGGAAAATAAAAATATGAGTAAATACTGTTTTGACATAGAAACAGATAACTTATTAGAAGATTGCACGAAGGTTCATTGCATAGTCTTAAAAGATATAGACACTGAAAAAGTTTTAACTTTATCTAATGATGAAGCCATAAACAAACTTAGTAATGCAGAACTTATTATCGGACACAACATAATTAAGTTTGACATTCCTGTGTTAGAAAAATTATATAACTTTAAAACAAAAGCTAAAGTGTTTGACACTTTGGTGGCTACACGTTTGATTTGGTCTGACTTAATGGAGTCGGATATGAAGCGTGTGCATACAAAAGATTTCCCAAGAAAATTAGTCAACAAACATAGTCTTAAAGCGTGGGGTGTTAGACTAGGGAATTACAAACAAGAATTTGAAACTGATTGGCAAGAGTTTACAGATGAAATGTTAGAGTATTGTGTACAAGATGTAGAAGTTACACATGATTTATATAAAAGAATTGTAGATTATAATTATTCTAAACAAGCTTTAGCGCTTGAGCATTCAGTTTCTGAATTAATTTCTAGGCAAGAAAGGTATGGAATTTTGTTTGACAAAAACAAAGCCAGTAAACTTTATGCTAATCTGTCAGCACAACGAGACAAGATTAAAAGAGAAATGGAAGAAACTTTTAAACCAAAAGTTATTAAAAGAGTATCAGAAAAAACTGGTAAACCATTAAAGGATAAAGTTGTTGAGTTTAATCCTTCTAGCAGAATGCATATTGCAGAAAGATTAATTGAAAAATACAATTGGAAACCAAAAGACTTTACACCAGACGGTAAACCAAAAGTAGATGATACAGTTTTAAATAGTTTAGAATATCCAGAAGCAAAATTGTTAGCTAAATATTTTTTATTAGAAAAAAGAATAGGAATGTTAGCAGAAGGTAATCAAGCTTATTTAAAATTAGAACGGAATGGAAGATTACACGGTACTGTAAATACTAATAATGCTGTAACTGGCAGAGCAACAGCCATGAATCCTAATCTACAACAAGTACCCTCTGTCAGTGTACCTTATGGAAAAGAATTTAGAGAATTATTTACTGTTCCAAAAGGTAAAGTATTAATAGGAATAGATGTAAGTGGACTAGAGTTACGTTTACTTGGACACTACATTGCAAAATTTGATGGTGGTGAATACGCTGACATAGTTGTTAACGGTGACATACACACTACTAATCAACACAACGCAGGTTTAGAAACCAGAGACCAAAGTAAAAGATTTTTATACGCATGGCTTTACGGAGCAGGTGTTTCAAAAATTGCAGAAGTAACTGGCAAGTCAAACAAAGAAGCTGCCAAAGTAAAGAAGCGTTTCTTGGATAGACTACCTGCATTAAATAAACTTATCAAACAAGTACAACTTTCTGCTGAACGTGGTTACTTAATCGGTCTTGATAAAAGAAAGATTAAAGTAAGAAATACTTTCAGTTCTTTAAATACACTTTTACAAGGGGCAGGCGCAGCCGTTTGCAAAAGGTGGTTAGTTGAGTTTGACAACGCTGTTAAAAATATGTCTGGCGTTCAACAATTGTTATGGGTTCATGACGAGATACAAGTTGAATGTGATGAAGACAAAGCAAAAGAAATAGGAGAGTTAGCTGTCGAATGTATTAAACGCACTGGCGAACACTTCCAATTAAGAGTGCCATTAACAGGCGAATATAAAATAGGAAACAATTGGAGTGAAACACACTAATGAAAAATAATAAGTTCGACATTGATTTAAAGTACGGTCAAGAAAGAGAACAGAAAGTAGTATCTTTACTGGACCAGGACAAAAATAAAATAGAAGTAAAAACTGAAAGAGACTGGTGGGCAAAGACTGGTAACATTGCAATAGAAATTGAATGTTGGGGTAAGCCTTCTGGTTTATCTGTAACACAAGCTGACTACTGGGTTCATATTTTATCTTTAGGTAAAGATGATTATTGTAAATTAATCTTTGAAGTACCTAAACTTAAAAAGATAACAGAAAAGTTTAAGAAAAATTACAGAATGATTGGTGACAACAATGCAAGTAAATGCATTTTGATTCCTTTAAAAGAATTATTCCAATCAAAAAATTTAACATAACCAATCCGTAGGAGGATATAATCCATGAAGAGAAGACTCTTAATAGATGGTGACATTATTGCGTACAAAGCTTCAACTATGTCAGAGCATAGTATCAAATGGGAAGACTCAACTATTTGGACTTTACACGCAGATGAAAACCAAGGAAAATATCTCGCACTATCCGAGATAGAAGATTTAAAAGAAAATCTACAAGCTGATAGTATTACAATTGCACTAACTGATAATGTTAATTTTAGAAAAGACATTTTACCTAGCTATAAGGATAATCGTAAACAAAAACGTAAGCCTTTAATATTAGGGGCAATTAGAAAATGGTTGATTGATGAATACGATGCAATCATTTATCCAAATTTAGAAGCTGATGACGTACTAGGTATATTAGCTACTGAACCACAGAAAAAAGAAGAAAGAATTATTTGTTCTTTAGATAAAGACCTAAGACAAATTCCAGGTAAACTTTCTCAAGACGGTAGAACAATTGTCAAAAGAAATAAAACTGAATGTGACTGGTGGCATTTAGTACAGACACTTACTGGTGATGCTGTTGATGGTTTTTCTGG